GGCCGAAAGTGGCTTGTTAGTCGTTTCCATAATTAAATTCGTATTATTTTTTATATTTTTTAAGTTTAGCAGAAAATGTTTTATTAACGCCGTTTTTATCCATTTCTTCCGCTATATCAAGTATAGTTTCACATGACTCCTTGTGATTTAAGGATTCACAATGTCGGATATATAAGCTTATCTCGTCAGAGCTCATATCGCCAAAATCATTGCCTTGAGGTGGAGAAAAATATATTTTTCCAAAATCACAAGAATTAAAAAGTTTAAATACTGATTTTATAACTCCTTCAAAACCCCTGTTTCTTTTCGAATTGAAATCGTTGTTAAAGGATACAAATATTTTCTTGATTGGCATTGAACTAAGTTTTGCAACAAATTTTGGAGAGATATTAAGGCCAAAAGAGACCAATACATTTTTAACACCATTATCGTAAAGAGAAAGGCAGTCGCCAATAGACTCAACTATATGTACGGACTCTTGTTTGATTATAGAATCCCTAACATCAGAAATTGAATAATAAGGATAAAACCAATCGGAACACCTACCGACATGTAGCCATTTTGGTCTGTTATCGTCATTTGTTACTTTTCTACCAGAAAACCCGTGTATTTTTCCATCTTGTCTAAAAACTGGGAACACCAATCTTTGATACATTTTGTTAGACATAGCTAAACCACAATTGAATCGCTTTATTGTTTCTTCTGATATTCCCCTTTCGATATAAAAATCGTAATGTGGTAGTAATTTGGATAGTGATAATTTTTCGTATGTTTTTTCTTCTTTCAAAAAGTTTTTTGTTGTGGTTGTTCTGTCAATTCCGTTGGCACTGTTTTTTAAATATGGAGATATTATAGAGTTATCTTTTGTGTTAAGGGTTTTTTCTACAAGAACTCTAAACGGCAAAAATTCTGTGTCCTCTACATAATCTTTCCATACTCCAGTATCTTTGTATACTTGTAGGGCGGAGGAGTTGTCGCCAGCCCTGTAAAGAGCGTTTGTTCTCCAATAAGAGCCGTGGTCCTTTAACCTATAACCCAATTCTTCTAAAGATGCTTTAAAATCAGTCATGAAGATAGCAGTGCAGGTATATCGTCAGAATCTTCGTTCTCTTCAACCCTAACATCATTGTTGTTTAAAGAGTCTACATAATCTTGTAAATCACCAACCTCTTCGATTCTAAAGTTTTGTATTTTGAGGTTTATATAATTATTTTTATTCGAACCGTCTGGCATTTGAACTGGATTAATACCACGAAGAGCGTTTTTACCCATGTGTCTACATTTTAAATTAATGAGTTTGTGAGTGCCGAAACTTTCTCCTTCTTGGTGTATTTCGTCGGCGATTTTCTTTCTCAAAAGAAAAAGATGAGAGCAAAATTGAGTTATATTATCAGAAAGAGAAACAACACTCTCGTCATCTACAATACTATCCGCTTGTCTGTTTGTAGTAATGCCAAGCCTGTTTGATTGAACTGATGTAATCATAGACACAGCTGGCTTACCATCGAAACATAGATCTTTGTGAATCGTTTGTTTAAATACGTCTACCATCCTACCAACTTGCATCCATCCATCTCCGTTACCCATGTTGCCAAAGTCACTCTTAATATAATCAAAACTAAAAATAAGAGGGTTGCCCCTTCCTATTTTGGAATAATAAAATCTCTTCATTAAAGAACTCATTTCGTCTACTGTCATTCCAGCAACGTTTTCATAGTAAAATTTTATGTTTTTTACTTTATCCCAAGCAGACCTTACTTTAGAGACAACCTCTTCTTGCGACCACTCTCCATAGCTTGAGGTCCTCCATTTGCCAGTTTGCAATAAGTAATCTGGGATTCCAGTAAGGGCAGAACATTGTCTAAAGATGAGTTCCTCTTCGCTCATTTCCCCATTGTCAAAATGAAGGACAGGCACACTATCGTTAAGGGCCGCTGCTTTAGTTGTAAAATCCATGCAAAATTGGGTCTTGCCGACGCCAGACCTAGCTACAACAACTGTAATGTTCCCAGCCAACAAAAGAGATCCATAAATTTCTTCTAGCCGCTTGTGAGGACCCCTCAAACCGAAGAAATCAATAGGATTGTTTCCCCGCTCCTCGATTACCTCCTCCATTGTAGAAAAGATGTCAACTGGACCAGCGTCTGAAACTTCGAACTTTTGAATACTATCGTTGTAAATTTTGTCAGCATGATCTATGATGTCGCCATATTTCAAGCTTGGGTCGGCTTTTTTGACAAAATTAGCCACATCCTTACATGAGTTGTATATTTCTCTTCTGGCTGTGTATTTTTTAAGCTCTCTGACAGAGGATAAAAAAACATCTTCGTTTATTTTATAGAAGGCGAGGGAATAAACATATTCAGAAACATCAATGCTGTCTGGAAAGGAAACCTTTAATTGATGTAACCTTTGTACAAGTATTGTCTCGTCAATAATTTCAGCGTTATCTAGGGCGTTTCTTATTAATTTAAATATAGAAACATTAACCTTAGAATCCTCACTATAAAAATCTCCGTCATTTAAAAATGTCGAAACTTCTGCCCATTTTTGGTGATGTTGTAACAACCCGCTTAGTACTTTCTTTTCTATTTCGTATGAAAATATCATTATTTTTTTGTATTTTTTTGTCTTATTGGCAGTGCCTGTGGCTTCTGTAGCTGTGATACCTATAGCTTCTGTATCTTTTGTTTCTACAGCGTGTGTGAGAAACTATTTTGACGTATTTATATATAGGCTTTCTATTACAATCCCAGCCAACAAATGTTCTTCTCCAGAAATAATAACACCCACATGCCGATGTTCCGCTGCGAGGCTTTGATTGATAGGTGTTGTTGTTATTAGAACGGCAGTGAGACAAGGCTTCTTGAGATAGAGAAATAAACAGTACGGCTATTAGTATTATAAATATGTTTTTCATTTTATTGTTGGGGTGGTGTAGGTTGACTCGCAAAAATTTCTATAAGTTTGTGTAATGCCATGTCTATAGTCATATTGCTGGATTTTGATGTAACCGAAGGTTGGCCTGACTCATTAATGTAAAAAAGAACAAAACCCTTGGTGTCGTCTGATTGTGTGCCAGAGCAATCAAATAATCTCGTTAGTAAGGTTTCTGGAAGTGTTTGTTCATTTTCAATTTTTTTCATATAATTTTTAAGTTTATTAAAAGATCATCATCTATTTTGTCTGATTCAATTATTCGAACTAGGGTGATAGAATTCATTTCGCAGAAAGTTTCCTTTTTCTCGTCTCTTTTGAGTTGATCAAGAAATTTCTGTCTGCTGTTTGCATGGAAGAATTTATTATACTTATAATGTTGGTTGCCGTCAACTTCTATTGCAATGTTTTTATTGGCGTTATAGAAATCTATTGTCATCCGAGAACCCAAAACAGGAAACTCTTCGAAAACCACATCAGAAGACCAATGTTTATAAAGAAGATCCTTAACTTTTTTTTGTATTTTGCTTCGACACTTTGAATTCCATTTTATTAAATATTTGGTTGGATTTCTCATTTTTTGAGTCCTCCCGTTTACTGAAATAAATATCATTGAGTCAAAATCTTTTCTTTAACAAATTCAGAAAGAGCGCATGATACTTTTGGATTTTCTTCTAGATATTCATATATAGAAGCCATTCCTTGAAATTTAACTTTTGATTCAATCTCTTTATCGGCCAAGTAAGAGATGACATCTTCATCAAAATCAAACCAAGAAGCTTTTTTGTTCATGAACCCCCACATCAATAGCATTTCGACAATTTCTCTTTCTATCCAAATAGATTTTCCGTTCAGCCTTCCGTGCTTAATTGGGTATTTAACAAGTTGTCCAGTTGATTCATTTGTTGATTTACAAATTAACACCTTGGCCATGTGACCGTATATTTTGTTGTTTGGCCCAATTTGTTCTGTCGGTTTTTCAAGAATCTTATCTGATTTATATTGCTTTTGAAATTCAAGAATCCAATCTGGGTAATGCAGGGCTGCATTCCCTCCGCTGGCGTTTGTTTGGTTGTTTGGGTCACCCTTTGCATAAGGGTTTATGTCGACCCTCGACCTTATCTGCGAAATCATAATTAACATATGTCCAAACTTACACATTCCAAGACTAACTCTTTTTAGGAAGTCTGAAGTCATTAACGCGCCAGCCGCAACCTTAGCCGCATCGCTGGTCCTTTTTTCTAGTTCTGCTTCTGGCAACAATCCGTCCATGCTGTCGATAACCACGCACAACCTCTCCTTTTCTGGATTGTTTTTCAACAACCCTCTGAGAAAATCAAATACAGCATCAAATATATTACACTCAAAAACAAAACAAGTGCCAGAAACCCAATCTTCAGGATTGGAAACAAAAGTTAATCCAGATCTTTCTCTGATTGATTTTGACAACCTTCCTTCAGCCTTAACAAAAAGTCCTTTAGAATTAGGAACTGTCTCGAACATGTTTCGCATCACCAACAAAGCCTCGTTTGTTTTGCCTCCTTCGTTGGCTCCGACAAATCTATGAACGCCAGCGGAAAAACCCCCATCAAGATAAGAGTCTAAGGTCATTGAGCCGCTTGACACTACATAATCGTCAACGTCTTCTATTAAATTATAATGCAAGTCCTTGTTTGCATTAAGATATTGTTTGGCGAAATCAGAGGTTTTAAGCGCCGTTGAATCTGATTTTTTTACTGTTTTTGTTTTACTCATTGTTTAAAAAT